AACAGCAAATACAGCAATTGGTAATGGTAAATTAGTAAGTCTTTCAGTCAATAATGCAGGTATAGGATACAGTGTAGAACCTGCTGTAACGATAGATGCTCCTACTGGAGTTGGATCTACTGCAGTTGTCACTGCTACAATAAATGCTAATGAAAATGTTGAAACTTTATCTATCGCATCTTCAGGACAGTTCTATGTCGGAAATCCAATATTAACTATAGATGCTCCAACTGGAATAGCATCTACAGCAACTGCAAATACAACCTTTACCTCAAATTCTGGTTTATCTACATTCAGTTATAGTTTAACTAGTCCAGGTAGGTACTACTTAAGTCAACCAACACTTACTATAAAATATCTTGCATTATCTGCAGGATTTGATGCAACCTCTCCAAAATATGGTACAGTAGCATGGAAGTTAATTGATGCTGATAATGATAGAAATTTAACATGGAATGGAAATCAAACCACTATTGATCAAGAAGGTTCCGTTCAATTATACTTTAAAGCACAAAGTTCTAATGTAGGTTTTTCAACGATCTTAGAATTAAATAAAGTATCTAATGGTGGGGAAGATGTCACTTTAGGAATTAATACTTTAGGAAGAGTTGAATTGGGTATTGGAACTGTATCTATTGCTTCAACTACTTCTGCATCTGTAAGAGATGATACTTGGCATTATGTTTACATAGAAAACAAAAATGAATTTGGTTCTCAATTAACTTCTTTATACTTAGATGGAGACTTAGAGGGTAGCACTAGTTTTGGATTGGCAGGAGATAAACCACTAATAACTAATGCTAATTTAACTCCACCAGTTCTTAAAAACTCATATAATACTGGTATTCTTGTAGATGACATATATTCAACTAATGTTCTTTCTGGAATTGGTTCATATGTTCCATTAAGTGGTGTATCAACTCTTGGAGTAACTACATTATCATCTACAGTAACCTATGATGATTTTGAAAATGCAATTGGTGCTGAACAAGAAATAAGCATCAATGCTAATATTGAAAATGGAGAAGTTATTTCTCTTGATAATAATAGTACTACTCTAACAGGTATAGTAACTGCTTTAAACTCTGCAGTTATAGATCCTCCATTAGGTGTTGCAACTAACTTTAGAGCAACTGGAACTGCAACAATTAGCGAAGGATTTGTTAATTCAGTTTCTATAGCATCATCTGGTGCAGGATATCTAACAGTACCTAACGTAGCAGTTAGTAGTGCAACTGGATCTGCTTCTCAATTTACAGCAACTGGTAGAGCAAAAATAAATGGTTTCGGACAGATAAGCGAGTTTGAAATATTATCAATGGGAGGAGGATATTTGCTTGCTCCTGGTGTTACTATTGATCCACCACTTGGACAAACAGCAGAGGGATTTGCAAACGTTGGTCTTGATGGAGCAATTGATAGTGTAACATTTACTAAGATAGGTGTTGGATACACAACTCCACCTACTGTAGGTTTTTCTAATACTATTGGAGACAGAGATGGAGAATCTGGATTCTCAACTGCCACTGGTAATATAGTTCTTGATAATAATCAAAATAATATCTTACGTGTCAACATAACAAATCCAGGTGCAGGTTATCTAGGACCTTGCACTGTATTGGTAGAAGATCCTGCAGCAATAGCAGGAAACGCAGGAATTGGAACATTCTGGTTTAATGAGGTGGTTATTGGTGAAGATTCCTTGATAAGAGCACGAGTTAAAAATTGGGATCAAGAGGAGGGAGTTCTACAAATTGGTCAAGAAAATGGTAAATTCTTTGTAGGAGAGAAGATTATTGGACAATCCTCTGGTGCTATATACATTTTAGATAAGTATATGTTACTCTCTGAAGTACCTGCAGCAGGTTCAGTTCAGAATATTGATGATTATGATCAAAATGATTTATTTGAAGGAGAAGCAGATATGATCTTAGATTTTACAGAAGTTAACCCATTTGGTGAAGTTTAATGTTAGGAAGTCATTACTACCACGAAATAATGCGAAAGACCATTGTATCTTTCGGAACATTGTTCAATCAAATTTATCTTAAGCATTATGATGGACAGACGGGTAATGTTGTTGATGAAATGAGGGTTCCATTAGCATATGCTCCAAGACAGAAATTTTTAGCAAGATTAACACAACAATCAGAATTAAATAAGGCAGTAGCAATATCTTTACCAAGAATGTCTTTTGAGATGACATCTTTAACTTATGATGGAACAAGAAAGACAGGAATGACTCAAACATTTAGAGCAATTGATAAAGCATCTGATACAATGAGAAAAGTTTATATGCCTGTTCCATATAACATTGGATTTGAATTAAACATATATTGTAAGTTAAATGATGATGCATTACAGATCGTAGAACAAATATTACCATTTTTCCAACCATCTCTCAATGTAACTATAGATTTAATTAGTTCTATCGGAGAAAAAAGAGATGTACCTATAGTTTTAAACAATGTTTCCTTTGTTGATGACTATGAAGGAGATTTTGCTACAAGGAGAGCATTAATCTATACTTTAAACTTTACTGCTAAGACATATCTATTCGGTAAAATTGCTGATAATGCAACAGGTATTATCAAGAAAGTTGAAGTTGATTACTATACAAATACTGATCCAGTAACTGCAAAGAGAGAAATGAGATATACAGTTACACCAAAAGCAACAGAGGATAAGAATAATGATGGAGTTATTGATAGAATAGATGATGCATTACTTGGTCCTGGAGATGATTTTGGATTCTCTGAAGGATTGGAATTTTTTCAGGATGGAAAGTAAATGAAAGACAACTTTGATGAATTAAATAAAGCTCTTAATACTGCATCTGATATTGTTAAATCAGAACCTAAAGAGATGAAAATTGTAAAAAGTCTAAAATCTGAGGATAAAGATATTCAAAAAGACTATGAATATACTAGAGGTAACTTATATTCTTTGATTGAAAAAGGACAAGAAGCAATCAATGGAATCATGGAAGTTGCAGAGGAAGGTGCTAGTGCTAGAGCATATGAAGTTGCAGGACAATTAATTAAAAGTGTTGCTGATACCACAGATAAGTTGTTAGATTTACAGAAAAAAATGAAAGATATTGAGGAGGATTCTCCTAAAACCACTACAAATAACGTAACAAATAATGCCTTATATGTAGGGTCAACTTCCGATCTAGCGAAGTTACTAAAGCAAGGAATGATAAATACTAATACATCAGAGACTTAAACTTACATATGAAATCCTGTAAGAAAGGTTATTACTATTGTAATACCGATGAAAAATGTAAGCCAATTCCAGAGGGTAGCATGGTACAACCTGATGGAATGTTAGTCAAAAAAGATGTCTCCGAAGAGAAGGAGAAAACAGATCACGAAGTTTCAATGGCACAAAGGCAGTTATCCAGAACTGAAAGAAATGTTGCCAAACTTAGAAAAGCATTAGGCAAGAAGGAAAAAAATATACCTGCTTGGGTTCAAGCAAAAATAACAACATCAACAGATAAAATGGATTCTGCTGCTAACTATATGCAGAAAGAAGAAATTAATTCTGTTTCAGTAGAAGACGCAAATGGTAAACATTACGCAGATTTTATTGATGTTATTCCAAATGAACCTTTAAAACCTTCAAAAGGGATAGGCAGTGATCTTCTTGCTAGTGAGAAACTTCAGTTATCGCATTACGACTGGAGAACAAAACTTGGACAAGAAAACACAATCTGGCAACGATGGACTGGACCCGAAAGTGAAGAATCTTGAAAAAAGGATTCAAAACTTGGAGAAGATGGTAAATCTTGCACAACAAACTATAGAGCACGATCAACATGTCAATGGTTTACTTCCTAAAAAAGAAGTAAAACATTTACCTAATGAAATGACATAGGAGTTACTATGAGTGATAATGTATATTTGGGTAATCCAAATCTGAAAAAAGCGAATACTCCTATTAACTTCACTGAAGAGCAAATTGTAGAATTTATAAAGTGTAGAGAAGACCCCGTATATTTTGCGAAGAATTATATAAAGATAGTAACTCTTGATCATGGATTACAACCATTTAAGTTGTACCCATTTCAACAAAAGTTATTAGAAAATTTCCACGGTAACAGATTTAATATCTGTAAAATGCCTAGACAGACAGGTAAATCTACTACTTGTGTGTCATATTTACTGCATTACGCAGTTTTCAACGATAATGTTAACATAGCAATACTAGCAAACAAAGCATCAACTGCCAGAGATTTACTAGGTAGATTGCAACTTGCTTATGAAAATTTACCCACTTGGATGCAACAGGGTATTATATCTTGGAATAAAGGTTCCTTAGAATTGGAGAATGGATCAAAAATATCAGCAAACTCTACATCATCATCTGCTGTTCGTGGTGGATCTTACAACGTTATATTCTTAGACGAATTTGCATTCATACCGAATCATATTGCGGATGATTTCTTTGCATCTGTATATCCTACCATTACATCTGGACAAAGTACGAAGGTTATTATAGTTTCTACCCCCAAAGGTATGAATCATTTTTATCGTATGTGGCATGATTCAGAGCAAGGTAAGAATGATTATGTGCCAACTGATGTTCATTGGTCTGAAGTACCAGGTAGAGATGAAGCATGGAAAGAGCAAACTATTGCAAATACTTCTGAACAACAGTTCAAAATTGAATTTGAGTGTGAGTTTTTAGGATCAGTAGGTACTCTTATAAGACCTGATAAGTTAAAAAGTCTTGCTTATAACGATCCTATACAGAGACATAATGGTTTAGACATATATGAACATCCTAAAAAAGAGTCTAATTATCTCATAACTGTAGACGTTGCTCGCGGAATCGGTAACGATTATTCTGCGTTTATCATTTATGATATAACTAAATTCCCATACAGAATAGTTGGTAAGTATAGAAATAATGAAATTAAACCTATGTTATATCCAAGTATCATTGCTGATATTGGTAAAGTGTATAATGGTGCATTCATATTAGTAGAAGTAAATGATATAGGAGATCAGGTAGCAAGTATTCTTCATTTTGATTTAGAGTATGATAATCTTCTTATGTGTTCTATGAGAGGAAGAAACGGACAGATAGTTGGAGCAGGTTTTTCTGGTAAAAAATCTCAACTTGGTGTAAGAATGTCTCAAGCAGTTAAGAAATTAGGTTGTTCAAACTTAAAAACTTTAATTGAGGATGATAAACTATTGGTGTCTGATTATGAAATCATATCAGAATTAACCACTTTCATTCAAAAAAACAACTCATTTATGGCAGAAGAGGGTTGTAATGATGATCTAGCAATGTGTTTAGTTATATTTTCTTGGTTAGTTGCACAGGACTACTTCAAAGAAATGACTGATAATGATGTAAGAAAAAGAATATATGAAGAGCAAAAGAATCAAATAGAACAAGATATGGCACCTTTTGGATTTATATCTGATGGGTTCGATGATATGGCACCAATTGTAGATGGTGGAGATGTTTGGACAAAAGAAAATCCTATACAAACTAAGGAATGGAATGTAGATGAGTATGGAGATAACTCATTTATGTGGGATTATATGTAACAAAATAAATTATAAAGCAAATATTAAACTTGTAAATATTAAGGTTAAGTGTTATATTAGATAGTGGATTGGGATATAGAAGTAAAATTATCTGAAAAGGAAAGTATGATTACTGTTTACGAAGAACACATCAAAAATCTAGAACAGGAGAACAAACAACTTAAAGCACAAGTTGTTTTTTTAAGAGAGCAATTGTCATATAAAACATTCGGTAAACCATCTTACGAGGAAAAGTCATGAGTGGGGACGCAGGACTAAATGAACCAGTTGTTTTCTACAGTAGAAAAATGACTCAGACTAAGATAGCACTTCTATCTCTAAAGGGGATAAGATTTGCAGAGGAGGGTAATGGAAAAAGAAGAACTAACTCCAACGAACGTTAATCTTGCTTTAGATGAGTTAAGACCATATATAGAATCAGATGGTGGTTATCTAGAATTTGTTGAAATAGACTATACAAAGAATGGTCCTGTAGTAAAAGTAAGATTGCACGGTGCTTGTTCTTCTTGTCCTATGAGCGATCAGACTATGAAGATGGGTATAGAGAGACATATTCAGATGATATTTCCAGAGGTTTATGAAGTAATTCAAGTAGAATAATGGACTTTGACAGTGAAATTAGTTTAGATCATCTACTATTCACTGAAAGAAAATGTCGTGTATGTGGAGAGACAAAAGATCTTGTACAAGAATTTTACGTAACTAGAAAGAATAGAACTACATTATCATCATACTCTTATGAATGTAAGGATTGTACAAAGAAAAGAGTCAAAAGAACAAAGAAAAGGAAAGTAAGTAGTAAATGGGAGTATCCAGATTGGTAGTTCATGCATTGTTTCCCCGTTGAAAATATGCTTTTCAATAAATAATTTCAGTATAATTCTGGATTCGGAGAACATAAGATGCCACTAAATTTAGCATCTCCAGGCATATTGGTAAGAGAGGTTGATCTTACTAATGGACGAATTGATCCAACAACGGATAAGATTGGAGCAATTGTAGCACCTTTCCCAAAAGGTCCTGTTAATTTACCAACACTGGTAAGCACAGAACAGCAACTAGTAGATATTTTTGGGGAACCTGCTGCCATCGATAAGCATTACGAACACTGGTTAACTGCATCATCATACTTAGCATATGGTGGTAGTTTACAAGTAGTAAGAGCATCGGGAGATAATTTAACAAATGCACTAGCAGGATCTGCAAGTAGCATAACAATCAATAGCACTGAAGATTACGTAACAAAGACTTACGACGAGAACACAATCGGAAATGTTACAGTAGTTGCCAGAAACCCAGGTTCTTGGGGTAACGGTATTCAAGTAGCAATTATTGATTCACTAGCTGATCAAACAATAAATGGTCTAGACCCTACAGGTGTGTCAGTTGGAATGGGTTTAACACAGAGTCTTGATGGTAAAGTATTAATTGGTTCTGGAACAACTTCATCCTTAAATGGATATTATCTCAAAGGAATAATTACTG